GCAGCATCAACAGTCAGTTGAACTGAAGAAGTATGTTTTGATACAAGTCCGCCAGCATTTGCTGCACCTGCGGTCATCAGAATCATAGCAAAAGTGGCAATTGCACTTTTCATTCGAGACATATTTAGATCAAAATTATTTAGTATTAATCATCCTCAACAAACGTTAATGAATAACTGTTTAAATTAATTTTAGCTCTTGTTAATCTTTGTCCAGAGTCTTCTCTATTGGTAGACTGAAGTTGTTTTCCGTTAGTTGCTTTATAATTAATGTAAGAATTCGTTGATGTTGGATTTAGAAATCCATAACCAGGAACATTAGGAGTTTCTGATTCCAGTAACATATTCCCGCCTTGATATCCATCAGCGGTAACAATCACTGGATCTTGTCCCACTTCAGAATACCAAATAGCTCTTAGATCTAGTTCAATTTCATCACCAGCGAACCCAGGAATTTGTTTGATAGCGGGAACATCAATGTAAATAGATTCATATCCAACAGTATCTTCGGTGTTGTCTCCACCCCACTTCATATAAACGATGGTTCCTTCAGCGTTTGTGATTTCGTTTCCTTGTCTGGAACCACATGCTCCATCGATATTTGGATATAAAAAACTGGCAATAAGATCTAAGTCTTTACCGTCAGTCCAGTTGTGATTGAATACAAGATAGTTACAGTAAAATACTGCTGGATCGAATAAAGTTCCTCTGGACTTTCCGATCCCAAATGCTAGTGGCGACATATTAATTAGGGATTACGAATGAACCTATCATACCACTGTGAATGGTACATTGATATTGATAATTTGCTGGTGCATCATGTGGGATAGTAAACACTTGAATTCCCTGTTGAGATCCACTGACGTATGTTCCAACACCAGTTGTTGTTCCAGTGAACTGAATTCTGAATGGGTGAGAACCACCAGTGGAGTTTTCAAAGATATATGTAAATCCTCTCATCAAGTAGAGAGTTGGGTTTGCCACAGTGTTTGGCATACCAGGACCAGCAAAACGATAACTGGAAGAACCATCTGCAGTGATGTAATATCTGGTTGCAAATCCTCTACTGGTTCCATTTCCATCAATGAGATCCGTTACGAAACTACCAGCGGTGCAAATACCAGATACATCTAACGTGGTTGCAGTTAGGTTTGCTGGAGCCCCTACTCCAGATAGATTCGATCCGTCACCATAAAATGCCGTTGCGGTAACTACACCAGTAACGGATGTGTTAGTTGTGATTGCAACCTGACCTGTAGCACTCAACTTTAGGTCAGCTGAGCCGCCAATTACCGAAGTGTTGCCAGTTCCAACCACTTCAAATGATTTTACTCCGAATGATTGTGCTCCCATTTGTATGATGCCTCTTTCTAGTATTTATTATTCTAACCCGAAGGTCAGTCTTGGGTACTGTGGTTCAGTAGGAGATCCAGTAGGAGCATCCCAGATTACAACAGGTCCATCTCCACCATTTGCATAATAACAGTGAGTGGATTTCACATCTTCCCAGGCAAGTGTTGTTGCTGTGAAATTTGTAACGTCTTCACCATAATAGAATCTATCTGGGTCAGCAGGGCCACAATTATTCTTCAACCAGTTTTTGATATCTCTCCAACCCCATTCTCTGTTGTATTGTAGTTTGGTTGTAATCCATCCAGCAGCTGTAGGACATGCAGAACTAGTTCCACTGAAGTCTTCATCATATGCACTAGTGGTAAGACCAACATATACTTCTGGATGCTCATAACCACCAGCACCTCTCTGACCTTCAGCAGTCATAGTATCATCAGCAGCCGCATAACAATCAATCGCAGGTCCTCTATCAGTGTAGGTAACAATAGCTTCTTTATATTGACTACTATCGCCACCATAGAAATTAGGAGTAATCAAGTCATCAAGGGCTCCAACATTAATGCAAGGAAACTCGCAACCAGTAGTAGTCAATCCAATTTGTGTTTTTCCAATGTGTTGAGGCCAACCTCTTCGATTAATGGTATTATACATTGTTAGTCCAAACTCTAAGTGAGTGGAAGTTACGAGACTTGCATTTGGACCCGATGCCCAGTAGTTATTATAGTCAAGATCACCAGGATTCGTTTGAATCTGGTTAGAGTTTCCTGCAGCACCAACAAAAATTACCCCAGCATTTACCATTTCGGCTCCTGCTGTTGTGGTGCTGTTGTCAACCATCTCTCCCTTCATTCTACTTTGATCTCCATAGTCACCTACTCGGTCAAAGAAGTCTGGTTGAGTGCCAGAACCATAAGCTACTCCAAATTCTTCTCCAGCAGTTCCTGCTGGTCGGTAGTAATAGTATCCACTTATCTGATGACTATTGGATCTATAACCCCAACTGTTACTACTTAGAGTTGGGTTTTTTCCATCCGTTCTCTGTTGGTTTCCGTTATTTGCTGAGTGTCTATCGTAGTTTGGTTTGTAAAGGTGGAATAGTTTTTGAACAGTAAACTGTCCCTCATTAATTCCAGCAGATCCATTTCCATAAGCATTCAATACCCATCTGTTGCAGTTATAGGCAACACCGTAGTTTTTACCAAATACCTGACCAGCACACTCAGTTCCATGATTAGTGCCATTAGTTGGTTTAGCTGTATTGGATCCATTACAATATGCTCTCGTATATAAGGTACTAATACCAGTTGTGGTGCCAATGGTAGAGAATCCTACAGATCTTTGAGAGGAGTCTGACCACCAGGATCTTGCTGCGGATTCAATAGGAACTGTTGTTCCATCCCAACGTTGGGTAAGTAGTTGTGGTCTAGCATTAAAGAAGTCTGGGTCAATATAATATGGAGCATCGAGAACCAAGTCTAGAACACCACAAGTTCCTGGGGTGCTGGAGATTCCACTCCATGTCAATGCGTTTCCTGTTTGATATCCAACTGGATCTGTTCCTGGACAATGGACAAACTCTGGGTGTCCAATCCAGAAACCTTCATCAGCAACGATTGCATCTACACCAGTTCCATCGCCAAGTTGATAAATATCTCTTTCGAAAATCTGGTGGTCAGCACCAGATCTATCGACCAAAGGATATTCTGAACCAGTAGCATCCCATGGATTTCCTTTTTGGGTATGTCTTAGGAGTTGATATCCAGTTCTATTAAGATCACTTGCACCAAGTCCTGCTCTAGTGGTCGATGGTACTGATGGTGCAGTATTCCATGCTCTATAATTAAGAATATTCTTGCCAAATCTTGGTTCTCTCCTTACCGAAGTATTGAGATCTTCTGGATCTGGTGCAAAATCACCTGGATATACATCATAGTTTAGATTTACATAATGAACACGAGGATCATTTCTTAACATCTCTGCTTCCTCATCATCTAGGAGATAGATTGCTCTCGTCTCACTATGGTCGCATGGATTAACACACTCACAACAATGGGATGGAATATTATCTTCCAATGTGCCATCTTGCATTAGAAGTTCATGGATATGTTTCCAGTCTTCTGGTTGATAGCACCCAACAAAATATTCTTTCTTGCCAGATTCTGGAACAAAAGATAGGTTTGTTCTGTCGATTCTATTTTCTGCCTTATGTGTGTTAATCATTTATCAAACTCCTCCGATTAAGTTCTTGGTAAAACGACATGTCGTAGTCCCAGAAATACCCGATTCTGGTGTCACAGAAATTTGAATGTTCCCTGCGTTGTATGCTGCAGAAACAGATACGATTTGGATTGGGGAAGTCATGATTGCATACTCTTGATAGTAGGCAGTTGTTGTGACCCCTGCATCTCCACCATCATGCATCACCATGAATTTTTGCATCTGTCTGTATGTTCCAACTCCAAGAGTCAGGGTGTACTCTCCACTGGAGTAAGCTGCAGCTGCAAAAGTGTCAATTACCTGTGGAACTAGAGACTGTGCAGTAAAGGTTACGATACCTGATGCAAGTCCACCACCACCAGCACCTTGAGTGTCAGTGATTTCAATAGTTGCAACACCACCAGAGAATGTTGCCGTTACTGCACTACCAACAAAGTTGATGGTTGTTGCAGTACCGACTGTAGATCCTTCTTCTTGAATAGCAACTCCAGATCCTACTGCAGTTACGCCAGTCAGACCAGAACCATCACCAACAAAAGCAGAAGCAGTAATGATACCAGTTGTGTTGAGACTTGATTGGGTTCCGAGACCAACTCCAGTCAGGTTGGAACCATCTCCATAGAAAGCATTTGCAGTGATGTTCCCTGTTGCAAAAACAGTTGCACAACTGATATCACCAGTAACACCACCAAGACTAATATTAC